AGGTACTGTCTTCCTCCCCCTGTCGTTTCTCATCTTCTCTCTCTTCTCCATCCCCTCCTCTGATCTCTTCGATATGTTCGTTGCGCTTGGAGTCATCCACAAGTTTTCCGAGGATCCAGACTCTATCTCTTTTGTGGGGAGCTGAGACACCGCAAGCTGGAATAATAAACGATTGCGTGGCGTAACCTTCGGTTTCCAAGTTAAGACACACATCATCGAGTGCCACGTTGACGAAGCCACCAACGTTTTCGACAATGACCCAAGTGGGTTTTTTGTGCTTAATAATTTCATACATGTACGGCCAGAGGTGTCTGTCATCTTCCTTGCCTTTTTGCTTCCCGGCGAGGGAGAACGGTTGACAGGGGATTCCTCCACAGATGAGGTCAAATTCTTGAATAAGTCTTGTTGGTTCATTTCCAATCTCCTTTAGGTCTTTATATATTGGCACGTCAGGCCAGTGTTTATTTAATACTTTACGACAGAATTGATCATACTCACAAAAAGCTACAGTATCAAAACCACCTGTAGCCTCTAGTCCAAGGCTGAATCCTCCTATCCCGGAACACACATCTAATATCTTAATCATCTTTATCCCAAGGTTTCTCCATTTGATTATCTTCCAAGTAATACCAAGTGTTCTTACCAGGTACGTTATGTGTCTTCACCTTATCTCCAAGATACTTTTGAACATGTGATACACCGTATCTTGCTGCTCTTTCTCCTGAAGCTAGGTCTTTCTCTTTCAATGCAGTTCTAGCCAATAACTCTAGGTCTTGCCTTGTATAGAACTTATACGAACTCATTGCTCCAGCTATAACTCTAGCTATCTCTACTTCATCAGGACTGTCTTGTGCATCTACCACCCTAAAGAAGCCACGCTCAAAGTCAAAGTAAGCTAGGTGTTGATCAGGCTCTCTTGCGTTTCTTGCCTCGTAGAACAATGATACGTTTGGCTTTGTGCCTGACAGTTTGATACCTGAATCCATCCAACCAGCAAAAGCACTACCACCACGAGCAGACATGAACGACAGATCATCTGCCCTTTCTTTACCTGTGTGGTGAGCAATGATTACTGCTACCTTGAATAGTTCTATGAGTTTATCAACCCTTGATAACATCTCGTGGATCTCTGAGTTAGAGTTCTCTTCACCACTGAAGAAGTTAATAATAGGATCAATCATTAATAAGTCAGGCTTATGATACTCAATGCTTTCTGCTATAGCATCCATGTCGCCATCTCTCATGATGTTCTTTCTTAGTCTGCCTGATGCTATCAGGTTTGATTTGCCTAAGTTATATAGTTCTGGATCGTGATGATAAGGCCTGTAATACATTTCTATTCTTTGTTTCAAGAACTCATGAATGATCTCTGCCTGTAACCACATAACCTTCAAAGGTCTGGAGAACTGCTTGCCCATAAACTCTGTGCCTGTCGTGGCAGATGCAGCGAATGCTCCTAGCCAATGTGACTTACCTATCTTGGGTTTACCAAGAAGCAATACTCTTGATTGTTCAAATACAAATGCATCCCCCCAAAACTGCTCGATGCGACTTGAATCCATCGTATCCCAGAAGGGATCGTTGAATGCTTTTAATCCTAGTGGATCTCTTTCAACTAAGTTTTGTTTCTTCTGTTGGTCTATTGGATCTTCCTGATCCATAATCTCTTTGAGTTCGTCAGCTATTGTTATCTGCCATTGACTTGTATTCCATTTCAATATGCCAACGTCTGCATCTTCTTGGTTTCTTTTAAGATGTCCTGAACAAATACTATTGGTTGTATGTAAGACTTCTTGCACACTCATTGGAGGATTGTTGGTTTGATTCCAGTCCAATGCTTTGATGATGACTTCTCGCATGCCCCAACCTTCTAGAATCCATTTGCCTACAAGCCTTGCCAGCGTATCGTTACGCATCCCGGATTGCACACCATCCAATGATAGAGGTGTCTTATTATCTAGACTGATCTTGCCATCATTGTTGAAGTCATAGATAACATTCATATCCTGACTGTTGAGTACAGGTAGATCATCCATAGAATCTATGATGATGTTGTCTACAGTTTCAAACATGTATTTGTTTGATGGGCTTACCATGACGTAGCCACCTTCACCCCTTATGTCTAGTCTGCCTGTTGTGTTTCTGATTGTAAGATTAGGATTGATAGCGTAGAAATAATGATAGCCACCACGAGGCGTTCTTTGTTTGAGAGGCGTTCTTGTGATCTTGCCTGACTCTACAAAGTCACAAGCTTCTTGCGAGTCTGCATCCAATACAACAAAGGTGATACCTGTTACAACTGCCCAATTACATTTGGGGAACTGTCTATACCAATTGCTTATATCTCTTTTGCTTGGTTGATTGGTTATGTAGTCAGACCATTTGACTCTTGGAGTCTTTGACCATCTTTTGATAAGGACATCTTCTTCTTCGTTGGGATGTCTTGCCTTGAAATAATCTGGGATTACATCGTCCCTTGAACCACAGGGTATTAGATGAAAGTTGTTTTCATAATATGAAGACAACATATCTTTGCGTGACTTATCATCGATCTCGTCTCCAACAAGATTGAATTGTAAATCGAGAGACATGTTACGCCTCTACTGGTCCGTATATGCCTTCCCAATCTAAAGCATGCCCGGTTAATTTGATAAGTTTCTTTGCTTGGTTTACAGAGGGTTGTCTGCTACCGTATCTCCAGGATCTTATTGTATCTACTGATACACCAAGTTCTTTGGCTAAAGGTTCTTCACCCCTCTTCTCAATATAGCTTTTTAAATTCATGTCTCTCCTATTCTTAATTTAGCGACACGCCCCTCCGCTTACGGGTGACGGTGTAAGTTGCTATGAAGATTTAGTATTTCTGAGGAACATAGCAATTTAAGGAACGTGTCTAATTGGAATAATAAATCCTTATTTACTAAATGTAAAGTATTTACTTGACATAGAATTTTATGTGACTAAGATAAGGGTATTAAAAGTTTGGAGACTGATAATGAAAAAGAAAAATATAAGTGAACTCTGCCTTGCAGATTTGTTAAAAGAAAAGAAAAAGAATTTAACAATGCAAGCTGATTTAAAAAAAGCCAGTGCAGAGCTGGATAACGAAATTGCTTCTCGTCCTGAGATACAAAAGCATATCAATAAACTTTCTAATACAGGTGGATCTACCAGAGTCCCTCTAGATAATGTGATTCCCTTAGATATAAGGTTGCAATACAAAGTTACTAGATCCTGGGATCAAGAGTTCCTATCTAAAGTAAAGAAAGACATACCCAAAAATCTTTTCCCATTCAAGACACAGTTCGTTGAAGACACGGCCATGTCTAAAAAGATTGCAGAAGAGAATCAAGATGTATTCGACAAGATACAAGAGGGATTGCAAACCAAGATTAATGAAAGACCTTACATATCTTTTATAGATCCATTAAAGGGAGGTAAGAAATGAGCGAACAATCAATGGAAGAATTTTTGTTTAACCACAAGATATATAAAGAAGCACAGGCTAACTTTTTACAAAAAGGTTTAGAGGGATCAGCACAAGAAATGCTTAAAGAGATATCAAGCTCTTTTAAATTATACACAAGCGATCATGAAGACATCAGAGATTTTTTCATGCAAAAGATTGCACAGAAATTATTGCTTGATCTAAAAGAAGGTTTGATGAATAACGATTTAGCAGATGCTGATGTGGCTAAACTAACTAATGGAGGAACACAATGAGTTTATTAGATTCAGTAGAAACAGGAATCAAAGTGCCTACACTAAAGATCAATGTGTCCGGGACTAACGGTATTGGTAAAAGTACCTTTGCCTCACAAGCACCCAGACCAATATTTATTAAGACAGAAGATGGGACAAACTTTATTGACGTACCATCTTTTCCTTTGTGCCAAACATACGATGATGTATTGAAACAAGTTAATACATTGTTGCATGAGGAACACGATTACAAAACTCTAGTCTTCGATACAACTGATTGGGCTGAGAAACTGATACATCAGAAGGTGTGCCAGAATCATTCAGTCAAATCAATTGAGGCTTTGGGTTTCGGTAAAGGATACACAGAGGCATCTGAACTATACCGTACATTGCTACACATGTTCGATGACCTGGGAGCGAAAAGAAAGATGAACATCATCTTGTTATCGCATGTATCCATAAGAACTTTTAACGATCCTGAGAGAGAACCTTATGATCGTTGGGAATTGAATCTACACAAGAAAGTATCAGCGATGATAAAGGAATGGGTAGATTTTAATCTGTTTGCAAACTACGAAGTTACAACTCGTACAAGTGGACAGGGCTTTAAAGAAACAACGAGAGGTGTGTCTTACGGCAAGCGTAAGTTGTTTCATAAATATGCAGCCTCGTTTGACGCTAAGTCTAGAGTTGATTTGGGGAGT